CCCGGAAGACCTTTTACTGAGTCTGTATGAGAAAGCCATGAGGTCCTTTCTTACACAGATGCCGGTAGAAGTCGAGGGATTCAATTTCCTCGCAGATCTGACGAGGCTAAACGAACTCATCCCTCGTGCGGCCAACTCAATCACTCAGACAGTGGCATCCGGATTCCTTAACTGGAATTTCGGATGGGCACCATTTCTGGGCGACCTCAAGGGTATCGCAAACATACTTGGAACCGTACAAAAACGGCTACAATTTTTGCGGGATTCTTGGGGTAAACGGACCCGGTTAACATTTGTCCGCAAGGGCTTTTGGGAACCACCTGTTATTCCATTCGAAATGGAATTAGACCCAGAACCATTTCACTGCGTGATTCAAAGAGAATCTTACAGGTATGACTTCCGAGCTCAGGCTTGGTTGACCCATCACCTCGAGGATCTCGATGATGCTCTGACGACTTTCCGGGCAATCGCAGTCGGCCTTGGCCTAGGCAATCCGCTTGGTGCGGTTTGGGAGGCTATGCCTTTCAGCTTCATCTTAGATTGGCTTGCCGGGGTTGACTCTGTGTTAGCTGGACTTTCCGTTACCCACATTGCTGAGGGTGACTTCTGGGTCCGGCGTCCTACGACGAGCGTCAAAATGGTTGGACGCTTAAGCGTAGCACAGTACACCGGGAGATATCCGGGCACACTTGACTGGGTATTCCCAGTTAATATTGGTGCCCTCCGGTGTAGTCGGTACACTCGATGGAGTGGACCCCCTGGAACCAAAGACTGGACCTCTTTTGTCTCTGGTTTTAGCGGCAAACAGGCGAGCTTGTTGCTCGCCATCCTCGCTGGGACGGCCTATTAAACCGCCCCACTAGCTATAGATAAGGAGCATACTATGCTACCCGATCCACTTACCCTGTACCATCCTGGTACATCCCCCACCGTCTTCTCGGTTACTTCCGTTCAGGGCCAGGAATCCGCTAGGATTTCCTCTGACTCTAACGGGAGTCCCGATCGACGTGTGCTCGTGCGCCACAGCAAAAACGGCAAAGTTGGCCAGATCATCGATCGGCACAACTTCGTGATCGCAGATACGTACACTACAGAGAGCGGGTCTGAAACGACCATTTCCCTGTCTTTGACGCTTGCGATTCCGAGGCTGCTGACAAATGGCTTGGCCATCAGTCACCAACAGCTGTGTATGTTGATCTCGGCCCTCCAAGGAGAAGTCATTACTGACATCGAGGAGGCCACCGCGAGCAACAACTTCAAGGCTTTTATCCGTGGAGAGCCCTAGGGACCTCTATTGGACACCAGACCTTGAAATGGTCTTACGCACGCTCTTGGAGGATCAAGGGTTCGTGATTCCGAAGGAGTTACGACCGTATGGCCATAACCGAAAAGCCTTCGTCCGCGTTTTACGCGGAAGTAGCTTCGTGTATTCTGCGGGACAACCCCCTGGGTCTCACTACGCCGAAGAACCTCCTGAAGGACCTCCACGTCTTAGGACGCAGGGTCTCTCACGAGGGCCTCTCCTTCTTGACGAAGTCTCTCCCCCGATTTGGGAAGGGACTTTTGTCACGGTTAGAGAGTGGTACTTCCCTATCAGGATTCAGTCTAAAACTGGATTCTGACGGTATTCCCTTGTTTATGGGGGGATACCTGAAAGTAATCTTCGACGAAGAATCGCCGGG